AATGCTATTGCTAAACTCTCAGAAGTGCTGGAAGGTCAGGTAGCTAAAGGATTTTTTGAAACATTACCATCATCACGAAAGCTTGTAGACACACTGATAAAGCAACAACTGGACAAGTTGGGTGTTAAAATTCGCAGGGCAGTCGCCGAAGGGAATGAAGTAGAGTTAATAGAGGAAGTGGTTGCATCTATCAAAAGCATGACAGGACTGCCACCAAATAAAGCCCTAAGACTGGAGGAAATGGTGCGTGAGCAGTTAGGCGACACAATATCTGACATACGTGATGCGACCATACAGAAGTTTATTACAAGCGAACTTTATCAGAAGTTTATGCTGTCTGGTGAGATTGCGGAATTGGAAGACATGGCAGGAAGACCGATCAATGAGATCAAAGAGTACCTCATGTCAGTAGCTAAACAACGCAAGCAAACTCCTGATGATATAAAGTTTCTACGCAAACAACGGGACGCAGCTAAGGCAGAGTTAGAAAAGCAGGTAAACAAAGAATACTTTGTAGAATTATTGAAGCGGCTCAACGACATACAGGAATACCAGACCAGTACCATGAGTCCGTTTGCATTGACTATGCACCTATTGGAGCAATGGAGGTACAATGTCGGTTTGTTGCAATCTTTTAAGACATACTTTATAGGCCCAGTCAGTGCAATAACTATGCTAGGTGTGCAACCTATTAAGGAAGCAATCAAGACATCCTATAAAAGCTTTAAGAAGTCAGAAGAGACTGGGTTTGTTGCTAAATTAGCACAAAGCTTACGATATGGGGTTACGGAACTGACCAGTACTTATGAGTATTTTGCTAACTTTACAGACAGTTGGCAGTTGATGAAGAACACATTCAGGAATCGTGGTTTTTCTGTGTTTAATCCAAAGTCTGTCAATAGACACGTAGAGTATGTAAGCAATGCGATGGACAAGAATGACCCTACGCAACTTATGTTTAAGGACAGAAAGATGCTGAAGGAGATGATACGCATGTATGGCGATGATACACCAATCGTCAGGAGTAAGGTGCGTAAATTCTTTGACGATCTTGCAGATGGGACACCTGAGAATCTTCTTGGCAAAGCAATGGATGTGATCTTTTCCCTGAGTCAAAGGGTTATGGGAGCATTGGATGACCCTACTGCACTACTGGCAACGAGACGGGCATTAAGAGCAAGACTTACAAGGGAAGGGCTTAGTCAAGGTTTAGATGGTGAAGACTTAGCCAAGTACATACAGGAAGGATTTGAAGATAATATCTCCAAGGCAGGTGGTTATCCAATGTGGAGAGGCGTTGAAGAAATGCACGAGATTGAACAACTCGGTCTAGCAGTTTCTTTCCGTGCGGATTACACAGACCAATTCCTAAGTGCAACAGCACGTTCATTTGCTAACTGGTCAAGGCATGGGCATGATGCCCATACAAACGTAGCTAAGATTGCAGCTCGTTGGTCAGTGCCATTTATTAAGACACCAACGGCAGTGCTTCAATTTATGGTTGATAATTTTCCTCCGATGGCAGCATTGCGGTCTGTTAAGTTTGCAGCAAAGCAATCTCCATTACATGAGGCAAAGAGGTTAGCAACAGAAAGGCTTGAAGATGCTATCAATATTAAGAGCAAGGCAGTCACCAAATCCCAACGTGAGGCAGCAGAAGAAGCGATTGCTACTCAAAAGGAATTGCTTGAAGGTATAGAGGATAAGCTATTTGAGTACGGTGCAGAAGTACACTCGACGCTTATCATGGCAAGTGGGTTGGGCATATTCCTAAACTACTTAGCGACATCAGGCACTATAACAGGCTCAGGAGCATACCTACCCAAAGATATGCGGGAAAACATGCGACGAGGTGGGTACAAGTTCAATGCCATCAAGATGAATGTTGCAGGGAAAGAATATGTTGTCGACCACACAAGGCTTGAGCCATATACCGCATTCTTATCCGCTTATGCAGATTATGCCAACTGGCGAGCGTTACAGGAACTTTACCCTGAATTAGAAGATGACATTAACACACTTGGTGCAATGACGCACCAGTATATGATTGAGCAACTTGGTAACAAATACTTTGTAAAGGGGCTGTTTGAGTTGATACGCCCTATGGTGGATGAGGAGTTTACATACAAAATGACAGCAAGTTCCTATCTTGAGTCATTATCACCCAGGGCATTGAGAGAAATCAATCTAATCAATGAGGAGTTTGAGAAGCAATACGTTACCGCCGCTGATAAGCTTTACCATCGAATCACTGGACTCTCTACAGGTACATACCTACGCAACGCATTAGGAGAGAAAGCTGATAGGAAGTTCTCACAGGAAGGCATTATTAACTTCCTTAGTCCTATTACTATAGAGGAAGCAAAGTCTGACCCGATCCTTGGTGAAGTTAGTAGATCATGGGGCAAGATTGGTTACCTGCGGGATTATAAAAAAGAAGGCATACAAACAAGGGATTACCGCAATGAGGAAGGAGAAACCTTGTATAACCGCTGGATGGACTCTATACAACATGAAGCACAACGAAAAGACTTAAAGGAGTTGTTCCAGATGCAAGCATACAAAGATGCACCACCACTTTCCGATGACCCCCAAGTACAAACTAAGGCAGATCTAATCAATAGCGTTATCCGTTGGTATAGAAATGACGGATGGGAGCGACTGAAACAAGATAGATCTTCAAAGTCGTACTATGATACAGAAGGGAACTCATGGAAAGATGACATTGGCTATAAAGAATATAGCCCCAAAACTTACCCAACACTTGAAGAATTAGGAGCATTTTAATCATGGCAAACACATACGCAATATACACAGGAGACAATAGCACCACCACATTTGCTATACCAGTTACTAATTGGGTCGATGACTCTCACATCATAGTGCAAATTGCTACTGGTGGTGCAAGATATGACTCATCTACGGCAGGAGCATACAGTTTTTCAATTACGGGTAGTAACGTAGTTTTTGACACCGCTCCAGGAACGGGAGTTGTTTTTATTGTCATGCGTGATACGCTAGGCAAGGACAATGATGACACCGCACTTGATTACGATTTCAGTGACGGATCGGTGATTACCTCAGATGAAGTCGATGGAATATATAGGCATGCTTTATTCCAAGCACAGGAAGCAGTAGATCGAGTACCTATTTATGATAGTGGATGGACTTCCACACTTGAAGGCACAGCACTAGCAGCAAACCAAGCAATGACTGTGCTAATCTCGCAGGATGTTTACGACACGCTGGTATGGAGAGAAGTGAAGTTTTATGGAAGGGATAGTGGCAGTCCTGATACATTCTATCCAATACAAGATAGCTACTTAATTGAGGAAACTGCTGGTGGCACACAATTTTCTGTTGGTATCAAATGGAATGCAACTTACCTCAATCCACTGTATTACATCTCATTCACTACTGGAGATTATGCTTACGCATATTCAGATACACCTACAATTCTGAATTGGGTTACAACAATCGACCAAATAAGAGTAGTAATCACATGAGCGACAACCGAAAAAAACTAGAAGAACTTCACACCGTAATCTGTGAAAGTCTCACGGAGTCCATTAAGCTCATGAAGGGCATGGAACCCAAAGACCGCAATGCAGCACTCTACAATGCCGCTATCGGACTACTCAAGAACAGTGGAGTGAAGGCAGATGTGGAAGATGATGACAGTGCAGCAAGGGAACTCCTGAATGAAGTACCATTTCCAACACAAGAGGAACGAGAGCAGGACCAGGCATACGGGTAAGTGAAAGTAGCACCAGAACTGAAGGACTTTAAGAACTTCCTATGGATGATATGGAGGCACTTGCTGTTACCTGACCCTACGCCAATCCAGTATGACATTGCCGACTTCATGCAGAACGGGCCTAAACGCTCGGTAGTAGAAGCGTTCAGAGGCATTGGGAAGTCCTGGATATGTTCTGCATTCGTAGTACACCAACTGTACTTAGACCCATCAAAGAACATACTGGTTGTCTCTGCATCGAAAACACGTTCCGACGATTTCAGCACCTTTACCTTGCGACTGATTAACGAGATCAAGGAGTTGAAGCACCTGAAACCAAAGGCAGATCAGCGTTTCTCCAAGATAGCATTCGACGTTGGGCCAGCACCACCAGCACACGCTCCTTCTGTCAAATCACTTGGTATCACCAGTATGCTCACAGGTAGCCGTGCAGACATTATCGTTGCTGACGACATCGAAGTGCCGAACAACTCCATGACACAGGGAATGCGGGACAAGCTGGATGAGCAAGTGAAGGAGTTTGATGCTATCTTAAAACCTGACCAGAATTGTAGGAATAAAGCTTACGACCCAGACTTACCACCTGACCCAACAAAGAAGATAATCTTCCTTGGTACTCCACAATGCGAGGACACAATCTACACTAAGCTACAAAAGAGAGGCTACACTGCCCGTATTTGGCCTTCACAGTACCCTTCACATGAGAAGGCACACCAACTATACGATAACTCACTAGCACCCTATATCGTTGAGCGTATTACCGACGAGAACATAGGACACAGCACGGAACCAACACGGTTTCCTGACACTGACCTCGAAGAACGTAGATTAAGCTATGGTAACAGTGGATATGCTTTGCAGTACCTGCTCAATCCGAGACTGAGTGATGCAGACAGATACCCGCTCAAGATCAATGACCTGATCGTTACCAACATCGACAGCGAGCTCGCACCGCAGAAACTAATCTACGCACAAACACCCGACAACGAATACCGTGACTTGCCTTGCGTTGGCTTCAATGGTGATAGGTTCTACCGACCTGAGAGCAGAGTCGGTGATATGATACCATACACAGGCTCAGTCCTTGCGATTGACCCATCAGGTAGAGGACGTGACGAGACGGGCTATGCGGTGTGCAAGATGCTCAACGGATTTATATACACACCCGAATGCGGAGGCATTAAAGGTGGCTATGAGAAACCAACACTGATCGAACTTGCCAACATTGCCAAACGCAACCAGGTGAACAAAGTTATCATCGAGGCCAATATGGGTGACGGTATGTTCACGGAACTACTAAAACCTATCCTCAATAGTATATATCCATGTGGTATTGAAGAGGTGCGGCACACAAGAGCAAGCGGAGGTATAGAGCAACGG